TGGAAGGATGGTTTATGTTAATTTTACTATTTACACTTCTTCTTTAGGTTCTGTTTCAGGAAATTTACAAGTAAATGGGCTTCCTTTTTTTTCAGCTAGTGGTTCTGCTCCTTTTGCAATTACATCTTCAGCAAATCAATTGTTAAATGTATTATTAGGTCAATTTGTATCAGCTCGTATTTTATCAAATTCTAATACAGTCCAACTATGGATTAATAATTCAACAGAAGGAATGACAAGAATGCAAGCTTCACAATGGTCAGCAGATGGATATGCTAACTTTTTCGGTTATTACTTTGTATAATTAAAAAACAAAATAAAAATGGCTTTAACAGAAAAAACAATCATCGACAAAATAGAGATACTTGAAAGCAACTCTATTCAAGTAAGGACTGCAAACATTATAGAGAAAAACGGGGTAGAAATTAGCCGAACCTTTCATCGACATGTAGTCAATCCTAGCAATGACATCAGCGGAGAAGATGCCAAGGTGCAAGCCGTTGCGAATGCCGTTTGGACTGAGGAAATTATAGAAGCATATTTACAATCACAAAACCAAAACCAAACACAAGATGAAAATCACGCTTAACGAAGACCAAATCAAAATGCTAGAAGCATGGGCGCAAGAGTTGCCCACAAAGTACGGGATGTCCTTCATTCAATTCCTAGCAGCACAAGTGCAGGAGCAGAACCCGAAGGAAGAAGCAGAAGCAGAATAGTAAAAATGGGGAATCAAAAAGATTCCCCTAACCTTTAAAAACCCAATCCAATGGCTGAAGAAAATAAAATCATTTTAGATGCGGATGTCAAACCCTTAAAGAAACAACTAAGGGAAGCGACTCAAGAACTACAAGTAGCACGGCAGAAATACGGGGAATTCTCTACGGAAGCCGTACAAGCAGCGCAGAAGGTAGCATTGATTCGTGATGAGATAGAGGCAGCAAATGAGGCAGCACAGCTATTCGATCCGGGCAAAAGGTTTCAGGCATTAACTACAGCAGCAAGCACGGCAGCAGGAGGAATTGCAGCGGTTCAGGGTGCTATGGCTTTATTCGGTGGGGAATCTGAGGAAGTAGAAAAGGCACTGCTAAAAGTACAGGGGGCTTTGGCTTTGTCTCAAGGTCTATCCCAATTGAAAGACATTGGAAAAGTCACAGAACAGCTAAAGATCTCATTCAGGGGATTGGGTACTTCTGCCAAGTCTGCTACATCTTCTACGGATGGATTGACCAAAAGCACGAAAGGATTCGGTAAGGCAATTATAGCCACAGGGGTAGGTGCTTTGGTAGCCGCCCTAGGTTTGCTAATTGCAAACTTTGATAAGGTTAAGGAAGTGATGATGAAACTATTCCCTGTTTTTGAGGAACTAGGAAAATTCATCAGCGGATTGATCACGGGATTCACGGACTTTATCGGATTGACTAATGAGGCGGAAAGAAACCTAGAAGCCCTTGGAAAGTCAAATGAAAAGTTGAATGATGACATCAACAATAAGATCAAGCTACTATCTGCCCAAGGCGGAAAAGAGAAGGAGATCTATGATCTAAGAAGACAGCAGATAAATAACGAACTAGCCCTTCTTCAGCAGACTGCAAAAGTCAAAGGACAATTAACGGATGAAGAACAGAAAAGGCAGAAGGAACTACTAACCGAAAACGCTGTGGAGGCAGCTAACTTCTACAAGTTCCAAGGGGAGCAAGAAAAGGCAGCAGCGGAGAAAAGCAAAGCAGCAGCGGAAAAGGCAAAGGCTGAAGCCGATAAAAGAAGGGCTTTGGAATTAGAAGCGCAAGGCATCCTAGAAGATGCAAAGCTAGAAATGCTAGATAAGAGACAGCAGGAAGAAGCAGCGGTAGAGAAGGATTTTGAAGCGAAAAGAAAGAAGCTAAAAGAGGCAGGGATCAAGGATGACGGCAGCCTAGAAATGGCACGGCAGAACAGACTTGCTGAGATTGATAAGCAATACAAAGAAGAAGCAGATGCTAGGGAGCAAGAGTTCCAGAAAAGGCTAAACGATATCCGTACTGAGATCCGTTTGGCAGGCATCAAAGATGAAAATGAAAAGGCAAGGCAGCAGATCCTTCTTGACTTTGAAAGCAAAAGACAGGATGTCCTAGCAAATGAGAAGCTAACAGGAGAACAAAGGATTGCACTTCAGCTAGAACTAGCCCAACAAGAGCAGCAACAACTTGCAGCCCTTCAGCTAACCATTGATCAGCAGAACGCAGAGAAAGCCTTGCTTGAATTGGATATGCAGATGAAGGAGGCGGATGCTAGTTTCCAGATCCAAAAGGATTTGATTGATAGAAAAGAAGCCCTATCCCTTGAGCAGTTTCAAAAGGGATTGATCACAGAACAGCAATACAATGAAGCTATAAAAGGCTATTCAGATGCACGGATTGAGATTGATCGAAAAGAGAATGAAGCCAAGATGCAGAACGCTGCAATGGCAGCAGGTCTATTGAATACAGTCTCAAGCCTAGTAGGTAAGAACACGGCAGCAGGAAAGGCTACGGCTATAGCTGCTACTACGATTGATACCTATCTAGGTGCACAGAAAGCCTATGTTTCTCAGTTGATTCCCGGTGATCCTTCTTCCCCTATTCGTGCTGCAATTGCTGCTGCTATTGCGGTGGCAGGCGGTATCAAAAATGTGAGGGAGATTGCAAAAACCAAAGTACCCGGAGGCGGTGCTGCCTCTGCTCCTTCAATTAATGCTTCCGCTCCTGCTGCTGTGGCTCAAGTTCCTACCATAGGAAACAGCCCGATCACGGCACTTGGTGCAGCCATGCAACCTACGCAACCTTTAAGGGCTTATGTGGTAGAAAGCGAAGTGACGGGAACTCAGAGAAGGGTGGCAGATATTGAACGAAGGGCAGGATTTTAATACTTACAGATATGGAAAAGAAACTACCACTATATGAAATGATGATCGGGGATACGATCGAAGGTGAAGAAGAAGTTGACTTCATAGCCCTAGTAGAATACCCTGCAATTCAGAAAAACTTCCTAGCCTTTTCTCAGCAATTTGTAGAGCCTAGCCAAGGGGAAAGCAAAGAAGACTTTCTTCCTAGATGCATTGAATACATGATCAATGAAGGCAAGGAATCTGATCAAGCGGTAGCTATCTGCTCGACTCAATGGGAAGGTAGATTTCAAGAAGATTCATATAATGACTACCCTCAATCTGCAAAGGATAATGCCGAAAGGGGTATCCGTTTGAATGAGGCAGTAGGGAATAGATGCGCTACTCAGGTGGGAAAAGTTCGTGCGACTCAAATAATGGCAGGAGAAAATCTGTCGAGAGAGACCATCCGAAGAACATATTCCTACCTAAGCAGGGCAGCCGAATATTATAACCCTGAAGATACTGAAGCCTGTGGGACTATTAGCTACCTTCTATGGGGTGGTGAGCCTATGCTTAGATGGGCAGAAAGCAAAATGAACCAAGAAGATTTTCGGGCTGTAGGATTCAACAAATTTAACATTGAAAACCAAGAGCAGAGAATCGTAACCGGGGCTTTGATGATTGCGGATCTTCCGATCTACAGAAGGGATGAAGATGAGGAATACTATGTTTCTTTTTCGGCTGCGGAGATCAAGAAGATAGTACAGAGATTCTTTAAGAAGGGCTACCAATCCAAGGTAAATGTAGAGCATAGCACCCCGGTAGATGGGGTCTATATGTTTGAATCTTTCATCATTGATCGGGAGAAGGGCATCATGCCTCCAAAAGGATTTGAGGACATTTCAAATGGATCATGGTTTGGGTCTTTCAAAGTAGACAATGACAAGATCTGGAATGAGGTCAAGGCAGGAACTTTCAAAGGCTTTTCCGTGGAGGGACTATTCCGCTATGAGAAGACCAATAAGGTTATCACGCAGGAGGAACAGATCATGCAGCAGATCTTCAAAATCCTAGCGCAAATTGAACACTAAAAATCAATTTAATATTTATAATCATGAACGCAAAAGAAGCACTAGTAGAAATCAAAAAACTTCTTTTCTCTGAGCAAGAGAAAGAGGCTGCCTTCGCATTGGTTGAAGGTAAGCTAGTAGATGGCACAGCGGTTGCCTATGATCTTGAGGCAGGTTCGATCTTTGTAATTGGTGAAGACGGGGCGCAAATCCCTGCACCTGTTGGAGAGCATCAACTTGAATCCGGAGAAATCGTGGTAGTCCTTGAAGAAGGTAAAATTGCAGAGGTAAAGGAAGCAGAAGCAAAGGTTGAAATTGAGATCGAAGCTGCTGAAGAAGTACCTGCTGTAGAAGAGCCTGTAAAGGATGAAGCAATGGCAAAGGTTGAGCAAGCAATGGGTGACCTTGAAAAAAAGGTAGAAGAATTGACTGCAAAGGTGAAGGCAATGGAAGAGAAAGCGGAAGAAGTAAAGGAAGCGGTAAAGATGTCCGCAGTAGTCCTTGAATCTTTGGCAAAAGAACCAAGTGATAAAGCTATCACTAGCCCTAATCAATTTGCAAAGCAATTGAAAGTAGAAAAAGTAGACAGGTATAACAGCCTTCAAAACGCATTTCAAAAATTAAAACAAAAATAAAATGGCACTAGACTTATCAGGTTTAACTAACTATGTAAAGGAGAACGAATTGCAGTTGACTTCTGCTGCTATCTTCTCAGCAAAAACTGCTTCTTTGATCGAAGCACTAGGTAATGTTCAGGTGGGTATCAAATCCGCTGAAACTATCAACATCATGACTACCGATGCGGTATTCCAAGCAGGCGGAACTTGCGGTTTCTCTTCTTCTGGAACTACTACCATCACACAGAGAACCATCACTGTAGGTAAAATCAAGATTCAAGAATCAATCTGCCCTAAAGCATTTGAAGCTAAGTACACTCAGAAGGCTTTGAGAGAAGGATCTACTTATGACTACATGGCTTATGGTGCTGAGTATTCTGCTCAGAAAGTAGCTAGAATTGGTGCAGCCCTTGAGACTGCTATCTGGCAGGGTGATACAGGAAGCCAAAACGGACAATTGAACAAGTTCATGGGCTTTGGTACTATCATCAATGCGCTTGGCTTTGGTGGTGCAGGTGATCCTATCAATGGTAACACTGCTAATCAGACTACCTTGACTACTTCCAATGTTATTGCTGCTGTGGACATGGTATTCGCTGCCCTTCCTGCTGCCCTTTTGGACAAGTCTGATGTAGTTATCTTCTGCGGAAACGATACTTTCCGTGAGTATGTATTGGCTTTGCGTGATGCTAACCTTTACCACTACCCTGTTGATGCTGCTAACATGGAACTAGTTGTTCCGGGTACTGCTATCAAATTGATCGGTGTAAACGGATTGAACGGAACAGATCAGCTTTTCGGACTTTCTATGAGCAACATGTACCTTGGTACTGACCTTTTGAATGAGCAGGATCGTTTCGAGTTGTTCTATGCAAAAGAGGCGGATGAGATGAGATTTGTAGTTGAATTCAAGCTAGGTGTACAAATTGCCTTCCCGGATGAAGTAGTATTCTGGAAGAAATATGTAGCACCTTAATATAAATCACGGGTAGGGGATTCACCCCTACCCTATTTTAAAACCTTAAAATAAAAATAAATATGGCTTGCGCATTAACTCAAAACTATACCCTTGACTGCAAAGATTCAATCGGCGGTTTGAAGGCAGTATGGTTTGCAGCCGTAGAAGATATTGCATCATGGACAGGAACTGCCGGAACTTACACCGGTGTGACTATGGATTCAGGCAAGTATTTTTGGAAGTATGACCTAGTAAAGGAATCTTCCAACTTTGCAGAGGCTGTGAATACCAATGTTCAGAATGGCACTGTTTTCTATGCTCAGACCTTGGAGATCATCCTAAATAAATTGCAGGTAAACACTCGAAATGAGATCCTTTTGCTTGCTAAGAATAGACTAGTAGCCTTGGTGCTTGACAATAATGACAAGACTTGGGTACTTGGTGAAGTGAATGGACTTGACTTGACAGGTGGCGGTTCAGGATCAGGTACTGCATTCGGTGATCGTAACGGATACACCTTGACCTTCACAGGTAACGAGAAGGAACTAGCAGCCTTGTTCACAGGAACTCCTCCGGTTGACTAAATATTTGGTTTGTTGTTTAGATGTGAAAAGCAGCCCTAATTTTGGGGCTGTTTTTTTTGTGTACATAAAGAAAGGATTTTGTATTTATAGATATGGTGATAATCGAGAAGGGGGCTAATAGCGTGATCTACATAGCCCTATTTGATAAAAGAGAAACTACTAGCAATACCTACACCTTTTTATTTCAGCATGAAGTAACAAAGGAAGAAGTGACTTTAAACCTTAATGATGTGAGTGATTTCAAAGATAGATACTCAGAATTTGCAATTAGCGAAGCCTCTTTCAGTTCTTCAACTGTTGGATTTTGGCGGTACTATGTAACCCAAACGGGAAGCGGTGCTGATATTATTGCTACAGGAAAAATGGAATTGACTGCACCAAATCTTTCTACTACAGGAGTGGTGAGATACAACGGCTACAATGGTACTTATAAGACCTATACAACAGCATGATAAAATTATTCAAGTTCGATCAAGTGCCTTTGCCCGTTTACAAAGAAGTTAAGGGGAAAGAATACATCTACTACGGGGAGAAGAATGACTACCCGAACTACCTACTAAGGATCTACAATAATAGCGCAAAGAACAACGCTATCATCACCGGGAAGGTAGACTACATCTGTGGCAATGGGTGGACTGTGAAGGCGGAAGATGAGATGCAGAAGGCTAAGGCATTCGGCTTGATTGATCGTATTAACACGAAGCAGGAAAGCCTTAATGAGTTGACCAAAAAGCTAGTCACGGATCTATCTATTTTTGGAGGTTACTACCTACAGGTGATCTGGACTAAAGGCACGGGTGAGATTGCAGAACTCTATCATGTAGACTACTACAAGGTGAGAACCAATGCAGACAATAGTGAATTCTATGTCTCAGACAATTGGATTAAGAATGACAATGTCAACCCTAGACCTGATTTTGATACCTACCCGGCTTTTGATCCAAACAATACTACGGGTACTCAGATCCTTTACTTTAAGGAATACAGAGCAGGCGCAAATACCTATTCCCTTCCAGACTACAGAGGTGCGATCAGCTATATTGAACTAGATATTTCGATTGGCGAGTACCACCTTAACACCATAAACAACGGGATGTTCTCAAGCAAGTTGATCAACTTGAATGGAGGTAAGGTAAGCCAAGAAGAAGAGGATCGGATCGAGAGACAATTCAAAGACAAATTCTCAGGATCAAAGAATGCAGGAAAATTCATGCTTGCATTTAATGATAGCAAGGAGAATGAACCTTCGATTATTGATCTATCGGGGACTGAATTAGACAAGCATTTTGACCTTTTGAATAAGACTGTTCAGCAGGAGATTTTTACAGGTCATAAGGTGACTAGCCCAATGCTTTTTGGAATCAAGACGGAAGGGCAGCTAGGCGGAAGATCTGAAATGAGAGAGGCTTCCGAACTATTCCAAAACACCTATGTAAATGCAAAGCAGCAAGCCCTTGAAGAGGTAGTAAATTACCTTTTAAAATTCAATGACATTGTTGCAGAACTTGAGATCAAAAAGACTGAGCCAATCTCGTTCCAATTTAGCGAGCAGATTATCAGCACAAACATGACTCAAGATGAGATCCGTGAGAAGCTAGGACTTGCACCTATCGAGAAGAAGGAAAGCCAAGGTGCGCAGGATATCATCAACTCATTGAATAGCCTTTCCCCATTGATTGCTACTAAGGTAGTGGAATCTATGGATGTGAATGAATTGAGAGGCTTGATTGGTCTACCTGTAAGGACTGAAATCGTAA